TGCTAAGGGATTTGTTATTGGAGCAATATTATTATGACTTGGTATAAATTTTGGGAACTTCCTGTTGAAGAAACGGTAGACCCTTATATTGCTGAATTAGAAGAAAAGGGTTTTCGTTATAATGAAGCAGATGATAGATGGCAGCGTGTATGGGCAACCGTAACTAAAACTGGTACAGAGATAGTATTAGAAATTCGTAAGAAAGATGATGAAGGGTGGTGGTATAGTATGGTTGATAATAATGGTGAGGAATTCTATAGATATCTAAAAGTAAAACTGAATACTTAAAAAAAATACCGGGTATGTAATTTACTATATACTTAGGACAGCATACATTGAGATGAGTGAAGATGGCATCACAAAAAACGCTTAAGGATTGTAAAACAGAAGCACATCTTGCAGTTTTAAATGCTAAGGTAGATGGATTAGTAGAAGAGCAGAAATCTCTTAGAGAACGAGTTCGTGCTAATGAAAGAGTAGTTGCTATTGTATCTGCTATTGGTATTGGAGCAGGTGGTGTTGGTGGTACATTACTTTTAGGTCAACAACCTGCAGATGCAATTCCTACACCTATGGCTAATGAGTGGATACAGAAAATGAGGGAGTGGGAAAGAGAACAAAATTCTACTCCACTAGGTGATGTTTTAAATAATGCTATAGCAGATTTGGATAGTAGGTCAGAACCAAAAGAAGAGTTGTTTGTTAGAGATGATGATGGTATGAGAATATGGAATAGGTTTTTTCAGAACTAAATAGCAGAAGTATGCTTTAGTCCCAATGGGTGCTCTTCAACCGCCAAGTAGGAATAGTTGTTATAATTTTAGAGTTACAGAAATAAACAGAGTGTTGGATGGCGACACGATAGATGTGACAATAGATTTAGGGTTTGACTTATACAAGAAAGAAAGAGTTAGAGTTGCAGGAGTTGATACGCCAGAGAAAAGAACAAGAAACTTAGAGGAGAAAGCACTTGGAATCGACGCAACCAACTGGCTCAAAGAAAAACTGGAATCGACTATCGCTGGTGATAATGAGTTGTCTGTTAGGACTGAACTTGTTGGCGGTGTCGGCAAATATGGTCGTCTTCTGGGGTGGTTATACGTGGGGGACAGCGAGCTGTCGCTCAACGAACAAATGATCACGGAAGGGTATGCTCACGCATATGATGGCGGCACCAAGGATATGAATCTTGAAAAACTAAGAGAAATTCGTAAAGCACATGGAACACTCATTTGAAGATAAAGAATGGTATTGCACCATGGCATTGGGAATAGATGAAGTCCGATGTCTGTATGATCACTATGATTATTCAATAAGAACCTGGCCAGGTTACCCTGCACGTCCTGCTGAAGAACAAATTCTTCTGGATATAATGAAGAAGAGAATGTTTGCCATGATGGCAGAATATAATTTTACGAAAATGTAGATAGTGGCAAAAGATAAATAGTTTTAGTCTTTATAAATTCTATAATGAAGAAAGCAGCGATTGCTTTTGGAATGCTACTGATGACCGCCCCTAGCGCAAATGCAGGCGGACTTGTTACTAAACATGCATCTAGTGTGCAATTGAATGTTGATGCAGCAATGTCTACCGTTTCCAGAGTGGGTAACAGTTACGCAATTTCAGGTAGTGGTGTAAACACCACAGATGGCACTACTGCTAACACTATATCTACTGGGACAATCACCAGTGGGATCATATCTCCTGGCAATATTGCAGCGACCCAACACACAGCAGGCAATTCATTCACCTATGCTCAGTCGTTTACTCAAGGTGATGCCATTTCAACAAGCGCACCAACTGTAGGCACGGTGGGTAACTTCTCCAGTCAGACTTCATATACTGCTGGTGCCAAAGACACCCTTGCAGGTACTGTCTTGACCAGTGGTGCCCTTACGGTGACGGCTGGTGGGGCTGGCACATCTGCGACGGGACAATTTGTGTCTGAAATCACTGTCATTGACTGAGAATAAATATGATAAATATGACTAGATTACAAGAAGCAATCGGTCTCGGATTAATTCTCGGTGCTTTACATGGGGCTGTTGCAAAGGCAGTCCCCGTAGTCCCAAATTTCACTCAGGGATCAATGACCAGCCACACAGAAACAACCAGTAAGGTAACTGAGACCATAAACAGTATGGACTACAACACGGGATATCAATATTCCGTTACTGGGTCAGGAGTTACCGCTTCAGGTAACCTAAATCCTGGTACAGGATCAAACAATGTAACTATTGATGGAGTGACTTCTTCATGGACAACGCCGACAAACAAACCGGCCTTTACTCAGACAATACCTGGCGCAGCGTTTCAGTTCACAGAAACACTAAGCGGACCAGGATTGACTCAGCAGACCATCATTCAAAGAGTGACAGACGTTACAAGCGTCAGCGATACAACAAGTATTTTTACTCAGTAATAGCACTTGCAGCGACAATATCTACCCCCTGTCAGGTTTTTGCTGAAACTATTGGCGGTGTATCCGCTACTGCTAGCCCTATTGCTAATAGTTCTGGCTCTGTCACAAACCAAGCTATCCAAGTTTTACAAGGACCATACATTACCAACACCTACGGTAACGGTATCCAATGTCAAGGACCAACGTTAAACTTCACACCCTATGTGACAGGCACAGCATCAACATCTAAACCATATGAGCCATACTATCAGGATCCTGTGTATGACATGCGAGACATAAATGAAGATGGTGTATTAGACAATCCTGGTAACATTCTCTACCATGTCCCTACTAGGACTGGACAGAAAGATAACTATAGTGTTGGTGTGGGGTTCTCTGCTACATGGTCTAAACCATTAGATAAGACACTACAGGACCAATGTAAACAAGCAGCTGCTGCTAACATCCAAATGATGCAGCAACTAACTGCTAATAAGCGTCTCGACTTTGAGATCGCTAGACTAAAAAATTGTGGAAATTTATTGAAGGAAGGTATTCGCTTTGCACCTGGTACAAAGTATGCTTCTATCTGTGCAGATGTGCAGGTTGCTAATGTAAATATATTAAAGAATCACACTCACACTATTCCCGCCCCTTCAAAATCCGAATTGCCTTATTCCTCTGACGCTGCTGACCTTGGCGCTCCTTTGAAGACTCAACCGGAGGAGTCTTCCCACGAATCGCAGCAATCTTCTTCATTACCTTCTTCACAGTCGGCTTCACCGCTTTCAAAATTAGATCAGCAAGCGGTTTTGAAAGCAGTGCAGCAGTCGTTGCAACGACAGCAATCGATGCAGTCGCCGTAACAGCACCAGCACTAGGGAGATTACCTACAACCTGATCAGGAATGGATAGTTTATCTGTTACCTGAATACATTCCTTACCAACCAGTTGATACCCAGTGACCTTCTTGTCACCCTTGATGTGTCCAACTGGTTCTTTTAATGCTTGCGCTTGTGTAGGACAGTCTACCTTTGCAGTCGCTGCACCAGTGCCTTCAGGGATCTCTGGTGTGTCATGATCTGGTTCCTCTTTAGGAGATATAGGTGGGACTGGAGTGTCATACTCAAAGTCCATCTTATTAGTATCGTAGTCAAGAGGATTGAAGTTTGGCATACCAGCATCACAGTATGTTACCACTCCATTCTCATCATCTACACCGACAGTATTAGAATTATTATTTGATTCGTGTGCCTCTACACATCCAGGCACATCTACAATAGGTACACCTACCTGCTCCGTGATAGGGACGCTAGGTGGGATTGCCGTTGGAGGATTTACAATCCAATCACGAACTTCAGGAATACGAAGATTCCCGATGTTTATATCATTTAATTGGATATCCCTGATTTCCATTAGCAATCATTAAATACTGTCCCAACTTGAGACCCTAGCTCAGACCCTGCTTTCTGTCCTAGAAGCAGTGCCCAACCACCTGCTAACCATCCAACATAGGGGATGCTAGAAACAGCAGGGACGATGATGCCAGCACTAATTGCTGTGCCTGCCATTGCACCTTGAGACCGTGCGCCAGCGTCCGCCGCTATGCACTCGGCGCTTACACCCCCGATCTTTCCCGATTCACCTATTTCACCTCCCATATTTCTAGTGCCTTCCATAGTGAATTGATCACTACGATGCTCTGATCTAACTTCATTTCTGTTACCACCAAAGAAACCACTACTAGATTTGTCTAAATCTAATGATCTTTGTGACTCAAGAATAGCAGGATCATTTGCCTTGTATTCAATAGTGTATCCATCCTTACCTGCCTCAATTTTATATGAAGAGTATGGAGTGCCTCGTGGAATATTAATGGTAGGGACCTGAGTTACCTTAGGTTGCTCCGGCCTATGGATTACATAACCAAGTAAACCTATATGAGCAAATGCAAAGATCCCACCTAATGTCAGTGCAATCGCTTTGACTGGTGACTTGCTCGGCGCTTGCTCGGTAGCATATTTTTGTACTAACTCTTCTGGATTTGTCACGGGAAGTCAATCACAGGACCAGATGTGGATGGTAAGGAAGGAATAGCACCACCAGTAGCACTAGGAAGTTCTGGCATTGCAGAATCCACCATCCCAGGAAGAGCACCTGAAATTGCTTCACCAGCAGCTGCTGCTACTTGTCCTTTCACATTCTCAATAATAGAATCTCTATTAAGATATACTGCCGTGCCACCGCCAACAATACCTGCAGTTCCTACAAATGATATAACTGCTAATACATTAATTACTTTTTGCATTTTATTCTCCTTTACATTTTAAAGTTTTCTTGATCACTAGTAGTAGTAATCTTAATTGGTCCTTGTTCAATACGAAGAGTCTGAACAGGTGCAGTTTGTGATGCTGCCTCTATCAATCTCTCCATATCTGCCTTGGTTATGTTACTACCACCTCCATTTCCACTACCTTCACCAGACTTTTTAGCTGCTTGGACGCCGAAAGTTGCGAGAACCCCGGTAAAAACACTAGCTATAAATGTCGGATCTAGTTTTTGCTCTGGTATACCCAAAGCAGGAGGTAACTTGATATAGGCAAGAGTGAGAATCCCACCAGACCAGACAAGAATCCCCAGACGCACAAATGTTGATAAAATAGCGAGTTGTTCTTCTTTGTCATCTAAACC